GGCGTTTAATGATTGCATCAATCTGGGGGTGTGCTAATGAAAATTAATACAAGGGAAAAATTACAAATATTAATTTTTGGATTAAATGCAGGAAGAAATTTAGATGTTTCATATATGGGAGGTCATAAATTAAAAGATGGTTCTTTTTTTCCTATTTTTTCAAATGACGAATTAGAATTTAATCTAAAACTAGATGGGACTATCAATTCAGATATTGATGATTCGAGCGAGACATCTGATATGTATGCCGCTAAGGGTTGCATTGCATACTCAATAGAAGAAGCCAATGAGTTATATGCTAAGATGTTTAAAACAAAAAAAATCAATCTGGGGGTGTGCTAATGTCTAGGGAACTAATTAAACAAAACCTCGAATTGCAAATAAGCAATATTCAACCTAGATACAAGAATTGGGATGGCGATTTAATCGACCTAAATGATTACGACAAAGACACCATTTGCTACACGTTTTTAAGGCAGATGGAAAGTTGGTGGGATGATATGCTTCCTCCAGTTGTTATTAATCAAGCGCAGTTTTTAGATGCCCTGTATCACGACACGCCTGACTCGGTTTCTACTATGTTAAGGGGTGCTATTTATTTAAGCCTTGAGTTAGCCTTGAGGGATTTAGTGCAGGAAATCTATGACGAGTTAAACGAAGTTCAACCAGAGCCTTTTGCGGGTTATGAGGGAGGACAATAATATGTTTGAAGTTATCGGCATGATTACAGTGACATTTATTCTGGCGTTTTTAATGAGGGGGGCATATCTTATGGTAGATGATGCTCAGAAACGATATGAGGAAAGGAACAAATAGATCAAGGCTCCCTCGCCTTTTGAGCAAGCCTAGTCCACTTGTGATCGCAACGGACTATTACTTTTTAGTATAAAGGACATCCATAATTATCATTTTTAATTATATATACTAGAATATACAATGCCGCTCCATTCACCAGAGAGAGGCAGTCGTGATTCTTTACATGCTTATATTCGTCATCGTGTCCTTATGCGCGGTAGCACAAGAAGACTTGTAGTTTACATTTCCATTAACCTAAAAAATCCCTTACAATACAGTCACCTAACCTTTTATGGTGGTCGTATGAACGATTTTAATATTACAACTAGGATTGATGAGTGCTACGAAAACGGCTTTGATGAACTGCTTAACAGTTTTAACGGCATCATGTTATCAATCATTGAAACCGAAGTACCTCAATACCATTTTAAAGCAGAGTTGATGCACTGGTGCTATCATGTAGATCATAAACTTGACCTAATGCGTAAAGAAAGAGAAAAAAACACTCAATTAACTGCCGATAATATCCTTACTCAGTCGAGTGAAGTATTCGGAACAGAGGTATAAATGCTATCCATAGAGTATAAGTCTACAGGGGAATTAATACCTTACGTTAATAACTCCCGAACCCACAGCGAACAACAAGTTCAACAAGTAGCGGCAAGCATAAAGGAATTCGGTTTTACAAACCCTTTGTTAATTGATGAAGATGGGGGCATTATAGCGGGGCATGGTCGCTTACAAGCGGCACAAATGCTTGGAATGGATGAAGTGCCGACTATTACGCTGAACGGTCTTACAGAAGCGCAAAGAAAAGCGTACGTTATAGCGGACAACAAATTGGCTCTCAATGCAGGATGGGATGATGAACTTTTAAAGGTTGAGATACAGACTTTATCTGATTTTGATTTTGATTTAAGCCTATTGGGTTGGGATGTTCTTCCAGACTTTAAAGATGATATTGATTACTCTATTCTTGATGATGATGATCTTGATGACGAACTTGAAGAAATGACTGATGACGTAAAAAAAGCTATTCAGATAGAGTTCGAATCCCAAGATTACGAGGAAGCTAAAGACATTATCAGCTTTTGGAGGGATCAAAACGCTTATGTTGGCGGCCTTATCCTTGACTATCTTCGGAAAGAAAAAAATAAATTATGATAGTTTGCATACCAAGCAAAGGCAGACCCGAAACTTCAACCTATAAGGTCTTTGAAGATGCTGGCTATGAAGTTTATCATTTCATAGAGCCTCAAGAGATGGAGGCATACAAGGCCGCGCCTAATAGGGTTTGCATTGAATTAAATGACAAAGGCATAACATACGTTCGCAACTTTATGCTCGACTGGTGTAAAGATAAAGGTGTTGAATGGGCTTGGTTCTGTGATGATGACGTTATCGGGTTTGGTATATATAACGGTAAGACTGTTAGGAAAGGCGCAGAAGTGCTACGAAATGTTGAAAAAAAGGCAATGCGGTTGCCATTTGAGATAGTCGGGTTAAGTTACGTTCAATACGCTTGGACCGAAAAGAAAACTTACAATATCAATCGTAAATTTGCGGAAGTTTGCACTTTAATGCATGTAAGCAAGATTAAGTGGAAATACAACGAAGACACTAAAGAAGATCGTGATTTTGCTATGCAAACTATTCAAAATGGTCACGGTATATTAAGGTTTAACCATATCTGGTTTAGTTGCCCAAATGTTGGAAGCAATGAAGGTGGATTGCATGAATGGTATGCGAGCAAAAAAGACCATCAGGCGGCTAAAAAAATGGCATTATCTTGGAGTCCTTGGGTAACCTTGACGGCTAAAGGTGACAGGTTAGACATAAAGACAGACATAAAAGGTTTCGCTAAACATTGCATGAGGAAAGTCGTATGATTAATCTGCAGATGCAGAAAGTCGAGCATTCTAGAAAGATAGGATCAAGATGCGAATACATAAAGCCTAACGTAAAAGAATCCTGCTACCTGTATGATGAAGATGAACTAGTGGGCGTCTACATATCTGACGTCAAAAAAGATTACCCGAAACTTGCAAGCGTTATGGCCATAGCTAACTCAGAGTTTCTTTCTGATAGGGTTCCTAAGACCTTGCTTGAAAGGGCTGACGTGATGGCTAAAGTTAAAGCGGGAATGACCAGAGCCGATGCTAAAAAAGCAGGGACAGTGCAATACAGCACTATCATCGGTAGCATACCGCCAAAACCCTTAATGAGAAGAGCGTACCCTAACAGAAGTAGCGTTCACGCAGTTAAATCAGCCAAGACGTTCATTAAAGCGATGCTAGTATCCGCAAAAGAGATGTCATTGGTAATGGGTGAGCTAATGCCAGGTCATCTTAAATCTCAGTTAGAAGCCGTTTCAGGAGTTGATGATAAATGGATGTTTGGAGAACTATTTACAAGCAGTATTAGCAATTTTAATATTTCAGCGCCTTTTCATAGAGATACGGCTAACATAAAACAAACCTTAAATGCTATTTATACTTACAGGCACAATTCTAATGGCGGCTGTCTTTATGTTCCTGACTATGATGCTTGCTTTGCGATGCCTACTGATAGTCTACTTTTGTATCCTGCATGGAGGAATGTTCACGCAGTAACACCTATTGAGCCAACGCATCAAGGTGGGTATCGTAACAGTCTAGTGTTCTACGCTTTAGCAGGGTTTTTAAAATGAAGCAAGGTAATCAAGGTGATGGCGGCGGTAGACCTGCAATAGAGTTTACTGAAGAGCAGACCATAGAACTAAAGGCTTTGGCTTCGGTGCTTACTAAAGGTCAGTTAGCAGAGTATTTCAACATATCAGAGACTACTTTAAGGGCGATTGAGGCTAGACAGCCAGAAGTTTCTGACGCCTATAAAAAAGGAAAGGTCAACCAGATAGCAAGCATGGGGTTTAACCTTGTGAAATTAGCCAAAGCGGGTAACGTGGCGGCCAACATCTTCTATCTTAAAACCCAAGCAGGGTGGAGAGAACAAGAAGCGCCCCCTCAAGATATCCCCGCCTTTAATATCATAGTGGATGGTCGTGCAACTAACGCTCCCACAGAGTGAAATACTCTTAAACTATTCCCGCTTTAAAACGGTGGTCGCAGGTCGAAGATTCGGTAAGACTTACTTGTCTGTCAATATGCTTTTGCAAGCCGCTGTCACAGGCAAAGACAGGCACTGTTGGTATGTTGCCCCCACTTACGGTAGTGCCAAAGAGATCGCTTGGGATATGCTTATCCACACTATTCCGAGAGAATATATCAGCAGGACTAACGAAAGCAGTTTGATGCTTAGACTTATCAATGGTTCTGTCATATCCCTAAAGGGAGCAGAAAAGCCAAACAACTTACGGGGTAGAGCGCTCGACTTTGTGGTACTTGATGAATTCGCAGACATGAGACCAGAAGCATGGTTTGAAGTAATTAGACCCAGTTTGAGTGACCGTCAGGGTTCTGCCGTCTTTATTGGGACACCAAAAGGGAGGAATCACTTTTATGACTTGTGGGCTAAAGGCATGGATGGCGCTGACGATTGGTCAAGTTTCCAGTATACTACCCTTGATGGCGGCAACGTCCCTGAAAGTGAGGTACAGGCCGCTAGGAGTGATCTTGATGAGCGAACATTTAATCAGGAATACTGCGCAGAGTTTGTGACATACAGCGGATTGATATATTATGCATTTAGTAGAGAGTTATCTGTCAGCGATTATGTTGAAGATAATGCTCCACTTCATGTAGGGATGGATTTCAATCTTGATCCCATGTCAGCCGTTATCTGCATACGAAAAGGCGGGAAGCTGTATGCGATAGACGAGATTGTCATGTATGGGTCAAATACTGATGAGATGGTTGCGGAACTAAAGAACCGTTATCCTAATCGCCAGATAATTATCTATCCAGACCCTGCTTCAAGACAGCGCAAGACAAGCGCGGGTGGTCGTACAGATTTGTCGATCTTACAAAACGCAGGATTTAGCGTTAAGGCGAAGAACTCACATGCATTGGTCAGGGATAGAATCAACGCAGTGAACAGTCGGTTACTGTCTAGCAACGGTGAGCGGAATTTGTTTGTCAGCCCCAAATGCAAACAAACAATTAAAAGTCTGGAACGACAGACATACAAGGAAGGGACTAGCATTCCAAACAAAGATGGCTTCGATCATATGAATGACGCGCTTGGTTATCTTGTGGAATACTTATTCCCTGTTCGCACAGAATACGACACCCCCCAACCTACAAGGTGGACTTGATGAGATTAACGGCAGACACTACTCACCCAGAATATGATGACAATGAAGCAAGGTGGGAGTTTTACCTTCGATCTTATATGGGTGGGGCAGACTATATTAATGGTCAATATTTAACCAAATACATATCAGAATCTACGGAAGAATATGACCGTAGGCTTGAACTGACTCCTTTAGATAATCACTGTAAGAACATAGTGCATATCTATTCCAGTTTTTTATGGCGCGTTCCTCCTACTAGGTCGTTTAATTCGCTTGCTAACAACGTGTCCCTCGACCCATTCTTAAAAGATGCTGATTTAGACGGCAGAAGTTTTAATGCTTTTATGCGTGAATGCCAGATATGGGCGAGCGTTTATGGTCACGTATGGGTAATGATGGACAAGCCTAAGTCTACAGCAGGTACAAAAGCCGAAGAGTTAGCACAAGATATTCGTCCTTATGTCACGATGTTCACCCCTGAGAATGTATTAGACTGGGAGTATGAAAGAACCCCAAGCGGCCGCTTTCATCTGTCTTACCTGAAGGTTAGGGAATCCGTTATAAGGAATGACGATACTGAGGTAGAAAGCTATTACCGAGTATGGACGCCTGACACTATTGAATACTGGCATTCTATTAACGATGACGACAAACTAATTGAAACAGAAGATAACCCTCTTGGCAGAATCCCTGCTGTATTCCTTCCTGCTAACCGTTCAGTAGTTCGCGGTATTGGTATTAGTGACCTTTCAGATGCGGCCTATATGCAAAAGGCAATCTACCAAGAACTGAGCGAGATAGAACAGCTTATACGGATATCCAACCACCCCACTCTGGTCAAGTCATATCAAACAGACGCTAGTGCTGGGGCGGGTGCAGTCATTAATATGCCTGACGATATGGATGCCAGTTTAAAGCCGTATCAGATGCAACCCAGTGGTCAGAACTTAGATGCTGTTCGCAACGCTATTGACGACAAAGTGCAGAGCATCAACCGTATGAGCCACATGGGAGCAGTCAGAGGAACTACGGCCGTAACGATGAGCGGTGTGGCTATGGCTACCGAGTTCCAAATGCTCAATGCAAAACTATCCGAAAAGGCTGATTTGCTTGAATTAGCAGAAGAGCAGTTGTGGGTTTTGTTTTGTGATTGGCAGGGTGTTACTCCTGATGTGGAAATCTTCTACCCTGATGCCTTTGACCTTCGTGATTACGATAAAGAACTCATGTTTTTGCAGCAAATGCGCTCTACTGGCGTTAAGTCAACGACCCTTGCTATGGAGATAGATAAGAAGATTAGCGATCTAGTGCTGGATGATGAGGCTTTAGCGAAGGCTCACGCTGAGATTGAAGCAACCGCATCTATACTCGGTGACTTCTCAGACAAGACTCAGATATACAGCTACCACATTGATGCTGGTGTTGTTACTCCTAACGAAGTCAGAGAGAAGATTGGCCTCGATGGTGTTCAAGGTGGTGACTCTCTCATTGATCCTAAAGTAGAAGGTACTGAAGCTGACACGAGCATCGGTCAGTTCTAATGCCCGCTGACGTTGACCACGTTGAAGAACTCGCAAGGTTAGCCGCATTACATCAAGTGCGGTTAGCCGAGGCGTTAGCGACCCTAGAAGATCGTGTTGCTGACCTTTTAGCCTCTGCTCCTTTAAGAGATGGTGATTTGTTTGACCTAGAATGGGCTGTGCAATCAAGGGCTGAGATACGCAGGTTAGTTGAAGAAGAATACCTAAAGACTGTTGATGGTATTATTAGGGAATATACGGCTGTTGCAGGTGGTACTGCTGAGATGCTTGCAACCTATGGCGCGTTTACTAAGCTAGACCCTAGCATTATTAACCAATTACAACGACTGTCTTTTCAGGGCTTTCAGGATATAGGCACAGAGTATCTTGATATCGTTGCTAAAGAAGTCTACCAAAACACACTCACTGGGAGAGCGTTTGCTGAAAGCGTTCGAACTGTCAAGGAAGCTGTTGGTGGTAGGTTAGCCAAGAACGCTAATCAGTTAGTCCATGATTCCCTTATGCAGTTCGATGCCTCTGTAAACACAGCCATTGGCATGGAAGCGGGTGCGACCAAATGGAAATACGTTGGTAGGATTATTGCCACAACCAGACCATTCTGTCGAGAGCATGAAGGGCAGGTATTTACTAATGATGAGATTGAATCTACTTGGTCAGGCTCATGGGCGGGTAAAGCATCAGGTGATCCGTTTATTGTTCGCGGTGGTTATAACTGCGGGCATCAATTTAGACCAGTATTTGATGGAGAAGAGTAATGCCAAAAGGTAAAGGAACATACGGTAGTAAAGTAGGCCGACCCAAGAAGAAGAAGCCAAAGAAGTAGCCCCCGAAGGGGCGGTTGGTTATATGCTAAATTCGATATCGCAAACATCTTTATAAAACGGCTTGTTCGACAACCCCTGTTCGTCTATGGAAGTAATGACATGACCATAAATTCTTTCACATTCTTCCGCATCTGGCTCAGGGTTAGGGCAACCATTTTGCGCCCAGCACAATATGGCGCTCCATGCTTCTTCAGCTTCCTTGCTGTCCAGATTGTATAAATTGGCTAAAACTTTATCGAACTGCTCGTACCATTTTAAATAATTCATTTTGTATCCCCTTGATTGAGATTACATTATCGCCTATATATACATAAATGTAAACACTTTAGGGGTAAATAATTACGGTTTTTGTAAATTAATTTAAATGTGCTACAATCCAGACTCACCAACACTCTATATGAGGCCGCCACATGAGCGAAGAAAACATGGAATCTGATATTGAAACAAATGTAGTTGAAAGTCAGGTAGCAAAAACATTTACACAGGATGAACTAGATAGAATCGTAGCTGACCGCATAGCTAGAGAACAGCGTAAATTTGACAAGAAGATTTCAGGCATTGACTTGAATGAGGCTAAAGATTTGTTGGCCGAAAAACAGGCCGCTGATGTTGAACGTCAAAAGGAACGCGGAGAGTTTGATTCGATCTTAAAACAGACTGTTGAAAAGAAAGATATGGAGATACGCAGTTACAAGAACAAGCTACAGCAAACCCTAGTTGATGGGGCTTTATTGTCTGCGGCAAGTCAGAATAACGCTGTATCGCCAGAGCAAGTGTCTACACTACTCAAGAACAATACTCGCCTCTCAGATGATGGCGCTGTAGAAGTGCTTGATGGTAACGGAGTGCCGCGCTACAATGACAGCGGTGAATTGTTATCAGTCAATGAGATGGTGACAGAATTCTTGACCGTAAACCCTCATTTTGTCAAAGCCACTCAAGGTGGTACAGGCTCACAGGGTAACGCGGGTGGCTCTACACAGAAGCCTCAATCTGTGGCAGATATGGTTGCTAACTGGGATCAAGGCGGTAAACAAGCGTTTGCGGCAATGAAGAAAAAGTAACCACTAACCACAAACTAATTTTTTAAAAGGCAATATCATGGCTTCTACAACTAGTACCACTCTTGACGACCTGTTTGTAAACATCGTTGCTCAAGCACGTTTCACCGCTGAAGAAGAGTCCCTAATGCTTGGACTTGTAACTCAGTATAACATTCAGTCTACTGCGGGCAAGGTAGTTCAAGTCCCTAAGTATTCAAACATCACTGCGGCCGCTGTTGCTGAAGGTACTGACCTATCTTCAACTGCTGTTTCTACTTCTAAAGTCGATATTTCGATTGGTGAAGTTGGCGCACAGGTTGTTCTAACTGACATGGCTACTTATGGCGCTGACAGTCCTGCTAACGCAATGGGAACTATTCTTGGTTCTGCTATTGCTACTAAGATGGACGTTGACTTGATTGCTTTGTTCACAGGTTTGTCTGATTCTTTAGGCACTGCAGGAGCAGAGATTACTGTTGCTGACTTGTTTAAAGCATCTGCTAAACTTCGTGCTAACAAAGTGCGTGGCGCTATCAATGCTGTTATTCACCCTTATCAGGCTTATGCTTTGAAAGCTAACTTGACCAACACATTCGCTAACCCGAATGGCGCTGACCTTCAGAACGAAGCCATGCGTACAGGTTATGTAGGTACTATCGCAGGTATTAATATCTACGAGTCTGCCAACATCTCTATTGACGGTTCAGGAGATGCAATCGGTGCGGTATTCGCTCCAGAAGCATTTGCTATCGCTATCAAGCGTGACTTCAACCTTGCTCCACAGCGTGATGAATCTCTACGCGCTTGGGAATTAAACGCCACTGCTGTATATGGTGTTGCTGAGTTGGATGATACTTATGGTGTTAAGGTTCTCGCTGACGCTGTAGTGTAGTTTAGGTAATAATGATTTGCCCTCTTTCGGGGGGGCATTTTTATAAAGGTGAAACATGGCATTTTCTTCCGACAGTGATTTAATGAAACTCATCCCTGATATTTTAAGTCTAGGAATTGAGTCTTTTGTTTTAGAACACCCTAAAGCCCAAGCTGATATAGAGCGAGAGTTGCGTATTAAGTGGTGGCCTAAAAAGGGCATTAGCGGAGAGATGGTCAATTCAAAGCTAACCAGTTCCCAATTTACCCAAGCATCTGCATACCTAGTCTTATGGCTGTACGCCTTACCCAAGTTAACCAACTGGGTTGACGATGATAGGTTTATGCACATGATTACTTTCTACCGCGCTAGATACGGTGAAGAAATGGAAGCCATTTTAAATGATGGCGTTGAATACGATGCGGATGGTGACGGCACCATTCAGGTAGATGAAAAGATAGCTAACGATGCCAACAGGTTAGATCGGTAATGCAAATAAAGCTTGATGCAAATTTTCAGCAAGCCGCAAACGATTTAAAGAAACGCGGCAAGAGCCTGAACGCAAGCGTAAAAAAGGCATTATTAATAACTGCCCTTAAAGGCATCAACATTATTGAAGACCGTACAAGCAAGGGTCGCAGTTACAAAGGAACATTTTTTAAAAAATATAATGCAAGTTATGCGGCATACCGACTACAGAAAGGTCGCAGTACAAAGCCTGATTTGCAATTTACTGGTCAAATGATGAGCAGTATGTCAGCCATATCTACAAGCAGGTATGCAGAGATTTATTTTACACGAGCGACTGAATCTAAAAAAGCCGCTATGAATGATAAGAAAAGACCTTTTTTCGGGTTTAGCAGAAAAGAACAAAAGACCCTCGGCAAGACTTTTGAAAGGTATTTGAAATGAGTGTAAGAGAGGAAATAGCAGATAACATAGTAATTACATTAAATGGAATCATAAATCCTGTGGCTATAAAATATGCCACTAGAGAGCCATTTGATTTTAACAAATTATCGAACGCACAATACCCTGCTATTCTTGTTCGTAGTGCAGATGAAGAAAGGCAAGACAGTTCTATAGGAGGTTCACTGACTCAGCGCATGGGGACTATCAACTATGAATTGGTTTGCTTTGTAAAAGGCGCATCTATTGACAGCGCAAGAAATAACATAATCGAAGCAATCGAAGAGGGTCTTGATGTAGACCGTACCAGAGGCAATAAAGCCATTGATACGCAAGTAACAAACATCGAGATTGACGAAGGTTCTATTGACCCCATTGGTGGGGTTATTATGACAATCCGCGTTGTATACCAATATACTCGTGGCACAACTTAACTTAACTTAAAGGAAATTATCATGGCGACTAAAACAGGCGCATCTGGAATAGTAAAAGTACAAGTCTCAGGCACGACTGTTGCCGTGGTAGGCGAAGTACGTTCTTTCACGTTTGACGGTTCAGCAGACACTATTGAAGATTCAGTAATGGGTGATGTTGCACGATCCTACAAAACAGGTCTAAAGACTAACACCGTATCACTAGAAGTATATTGGGATGAAGCTGATGCACAGCAACTAATCCTTGATGAACGCGCTTCTGTAGATTTTGAAGTTTATCCTACTGGAAATGGCACTGGAGAAACTTTCTTTTCTGGTAGCGGTATTGTTACATCTCGCTCTATCAGTGGCGCATTTGACGGAATGGTTGAAGCTAGTTTTACCATCCAATGTAGTGGCGCTGTAACCGAAGCACAAGTATAAGGGGATTAAACTATGGGATTAGCTAAAGAGTTACGAGGTAGAAGAACGGTAGAAGCTAGAGAAGTTTTAGTTCCTGCTTGGGGTGACGAATCTGGAGCGTTTAAATTATATTGCAGAAGCATTACCTGTTATGATTTAGATGTGTTGCAGAAGAAGCACCCCAATTTTTTACAAAACACGACTATCGGTGCAATGGTAGATTTGATTGTAATGAAAGCAATAGACGAAAGCGGTCAGAAGATATTTAATTCTGGCGAAGATCGAATGGATTTGATGGGCGAAGAAACAAGCGTGATTTCAGAAATTGCTAATCAAATGTTTTCTGACATTGAATCGGTGGAGGCACACGAAAAAAACTAAAAAGCGATCACTCTAGGATGACAATGTTATCTCTGGCTGATCGCTTGCATATGAGCATAGAAGAGGCAGAGCAAACGCCTATCACTCACTTAAATGAGTGGATCGCATATCATAAATTATCTGGTAAAAGTGAATGATTAAACCTATTAAAATTGCAATAGCGGGACTAGATAATACTGAGGCGATGTTTGCTAAAGTTAAAGCCAATTTTGCCAAAGTCACTAAAGCCGTTGACAAACTAAAAAACCGATTCCCCACTTTATCAGCGGCCGCATCTAAAGCGTTCAATGGTTTAAAAAGTGCTATCGGTGGATTGGCGAAAATGGCGGCAGGGTTTGCGCTTGCCTTTGGTGCGGCATTTATTGCTATCACTATAAAAACCATGAAGTCCATTGACTCACTTGGGAAAATGGCATCTAAGATCGGCACAACCGCAGGGTCACTTGCTAAACTTCAATTTGCCGCAGAACAGACAGGTGTATCCGCTGAAACTATGGGTATGGCAATGCAACGCTTTACACGCAGAGCGGCAGAAGCGGCTAGAGGCACAGGCGAAGCTAAAGGTGCGCTCAAAGAGTTAAACCTGAATGCGGCAGAATTACTCAAAATGCCTTTGGAAGATCAGGTGCTTGCCTTATCTAAAGCGTTTGAAACAGTAAAAACTCCTGCCGATAAAGTCAGGCTTGCTATGAAGTTGTTTGACTCCGAAGGTGTTGCGCTTGTAAATACTTTAGGCGCAGGTTCGGAAGGTTTAAAGGCAATGTTCAAAGATGCAGAAATGCTTGGACTTGTCTTGTCCGAAGATGCTGTTGACGGTGTAGAAGCCGCTAATGATTCTATGAATCGTTTGAAGAAATTGTTTGTTGGGTTTAGCCGACAAGCTGTTGCTACTTTTGCTCCCGCTATAGATGAGATTGCACAATCATTAACCAATATGGGGCTAAATGCCGCAGACGGTGACGTTTCAAAGATTGGCGAAGTTATTGCCAAATCTATTGTTGGCGGTTTAGTTTCTGTGCTTCAAGTCATAGAAAAAATGATGAATGCGTTTGGTGAAATGGCGCATAAAATCCAAGCTATATACCGAAGTTTCTTTCCTACTAAAGAAATGGAAGCTGATCAAAAACAATTAAATAAATTGGAAGCACAGTTATTAAGAATTGGAAATGCAAGAAATTTAAGTGGCGCAGATTTATTTGCTGACCCACAGGCAATACAAAATACAATTGATGCCCTTAAAGAATCTTTATCTGGCGGTGAATTTGTACCATTTGATTTTAGCAAGTTAATTGAAAAATTATTAACGATTCAAAATAAAGTTGGAGAAACCACAGAGAAGATTAAAACCGATTTTGATGATGTCGCAGGTTCTATCGTTTACAGTACAGGTTGGTGGGTTGATAACGCGATTGGAGAATTATTATTATTTAAAGACGCGGCAGGAGAAGCGTTTGGTCGAGTAGGCAACAGTATTTTCGACTTTGATAAAGCGATGGAAGGTTTAGTGACAGGCTCTATCAACGCAATGACTCAAGGCTTTACTGACATGATTACTGGTGCGAAAAGTTTTGGTACGGCTATGAAAGATATGGCTAAAACGGTCATTGACGCTTTGATTAAGATGTTTGTGCAGTATATGATCGTTCAGCCTCTGTTTGACATGATGTTCCCAGGACAAAGGCCAGGATCTAAAGGGTTCGTTCCAAAAGCATTAGGTGGTCCAGTGCAAAGCAGTACGCCTTATCTCGTAGGAGAACGTGGTCCTGAGTTATTCGTGCCTAATGCGGGGGGTAATATTATTCCCAACAATAAGATGGGCGGTGGTGGCGGTGGCGGTGTAATTGTTAATCAAACTATTAACGTAACCACTGGCATACAATCTACGGTAAGGGCTGAGATCGTTCAGCTAATGCCTCAGATCGCACAGGCCGCTAAAGGTGCTGTAGCAGATGCTAGGCTACGCGGTGGTAACTTCTCTAAAGCAATGGCGGGTGCATAATGCCTTTATCTTTTCCCTCAGTTGGAATACAAAGCATGTCAATGCGATTGCGTAGAGTAGTCGCTGTTGCTGAATCACCTTTTACATTAGACACTCAGGTTTATACGCATCAAGGCGCACGGTGGGAAGCAGAGATCAGTCTACCGCCTTTAACTCACGCAGAGGCTAAATCCATAGAGGGTTTTATTGTTGGCTTAAAAGGCCGCGAAGGGACGTTTACGTTCGGCAACCCTTTGGATACAAGCACCCTTTCTGATAATACCGTCAGCAGTGCGGCTATAAGGGCAGAATCATTTACATTGGGTTCAGGAACAGCGGCAGTTTCAGCAGGAACATATTTTCAATTAAATAATTACCTTTATTTAGTGACTTCAGACAAAGCGGCAGGGGCAACAACACTAAATTTCCAACCCCCATTGCGATCAGCAGTTACCTCATCCCTCGCGGTCAAATATAACCTGCCTACGACTACTTGGCGTATGTCTGCCAATGATTTTGGTTGGTCAATCAATGAAGCCAGTATTTACGGTTTCAGCTTTTCTTGTGTGGAGGCGTTGTGAGTAGAACCCTAACCAGTGGAATGCTAGGCGTTACAACAGCAGATATTGTTCGTCCTGCTTACTTTGTCCGAATGGTTTTTGACTCTGGTGAATCACCTAATGTCTTGAATATTTGGAACGGCATTGGCGATCTTGCCTATGGTGGAAACACTTACACAGGCACAGGCGACTTGCTCTCTATATCACAGATAACTGAGACAGCAGACATCCAAGCCAGTGGTATTAATGTTAGTTTGGCAGGTGTTAAATCGTCATTAATAGTTATTGCAAAAGACCATGAGTATCAAGGCCGCCCATTGACTGTTTCTCTAGGAGCATTTGACGCGTCTGGTTCGTTAATCGCTGACCCTGTTATTGTGTTTTCAGGCTTTATGGATACGATGACGATCTCTGAAAGCGGGCAATATTCAACTATCAGCATTGCAGTTGAGAACAAATTGATTTCTTTTGAGCGATCTAAGGTAAGGCGCTACACCGCAGAAGATCAGAAAATAGATCACCCAACTGATAAAGGCTTTGAGTTTGTTACTGCTATTGTCCAAAAAGAGATAATATGGGGTAGGCCTACAGGTCAATCAGCAGGAGGCGATACTGATGGTGCTGATAATGCGGGACCAGGATTAAATTTGCACTAAGGGGAATCAATGAAAATAGCACATGAATGCTTTTTTAATGTAAAAGAAGACATTAAGCCCTTGCTAGAAATGCATTGGGCAGAAACAGAGCCTAATCAAGATACCATTAAATTAGACCCTGATTGGAATGAGTATTTTCGTTTATCTGAGGCGGGGATATTACGCATATTTACGGCAAGAGATAAAGGTCATTTAATTGGTTATTGTGTTTTGATGATATCAACAAGCGTCCACCATAAAGGCCATCTTTTTGCGGGCACTGACGTAGTATATATTCACCCTGACTTTAGAAGGGGTGCGACAGGCTCAGATTTAATACACTTTGCAGAGAGTCATTGTAAAGACAATGGCGTTTCACTTATGACGCTAAATATGAAGACAGATTATCCTTTTGATAGCTTAATGTTAAAAATGGGGTTCAATCTGCTTGAGCGCGTTTATCATAAATGTTTTTTAGGGCGGTAAAATGGCATCTGTAGTTATAGCAGGATTAGCGTCAATGGGTAGCGCGGTAATTGCCGCAGGTGGTTTTGCGGCTTTTGCGGCCGCAGGTGGATCATTATTTGCCGCTTTTGCTCTTGGCGCAGGTTTATCGTTAGTGTCTCGCGCATTAGCACCCAAATTAGATATGGGTTCCCAAATGGGAGGCCGATCTGTCACCACTAGGGAAGCGGCACAGTCCCGCAAGATCGTTTATGGTCGCGCCCGAATAGGCGGCAACATTGTTTACCTTGAAAGTACTGGCACTG